GTACATGGAATGTCAAAGCGCATATTACCGGAACTTCAATGATCATGGACGCTTACTGAAGTTGCGGCGACTTTATCACGCTATCTTTTTCGGAGGTGCAAAATGTTCAGAATCATCAAAGATGGGGCAAGCCTTGGCTTGACCGAAAAATTGAACTATATCATGCAGGCCGAAAATGGTTGCTATGTCCTTTGCCCGGAGCAGAATGCTTCGGGCATTGTTTTTGAAGGGACACCGTACCATTTGCTTGGCCGGGGCAGCTTGGAAGGGCTGGAAACCGTCAGTTTGGAAGAAACTGATGCCGGTGTGGAAATTCAGAAGGCCACCGACACCGGAAGTATCATGTTTGTCACAATGGCGGAAGCTGGAAGCATTGATGCTGAAACAGCGGCGGAACACGCTGAACTTTTCGCTGAATGGGCATATCCCATCAACTATACTGTTGGGCAAATCCGCCGTTACAATGGAACCCTTTACAAGTGTGTTCAGGCCCATACTTCCCAAGCCGATTGGACACCTGATGCCGCTGTCAGCCTTTGGAGTAAAACCAGTGATCCGGCTGAAGAATGGCCGGAATGGTCGCAACCGGTGGGGGCGCATGATGCCTATGCTTTGGGGGCCAAAGTGAGCCATAACGGGAAGCATTGGACTTCTACGGTGGATAACAATGTTTGGGAACCCGGCGTTTACGGATGGGAGGAAGTAGCCTAATGGAACATGAAAACTATATCACCCGGAAACGGGCCAAGTTTGATGCCATTTGCGGCCATGTAAATATTCCGTATGGAACCGCCTTGATCAATCAGGGCGGTTTCCTTATGTGGAATGGGAAGCAGATTTGTGGGATCACCAGCCAAAACGCTTTTGACTTCTTCAGTCAGAACGATGATGGCCGGGGGCGGGAACGGGGCGATTTGGTATCTGCTATCCTGATCCAGTTGGAGCGGCGGGACAAAAACCACCAGAACCGGTGGAATAAGATTTGGGCTGATCCCCTTTGTCAGAAATACAAAAGACCGGAACATGAAGATCATTGGCTTTGGAATTATGCCTTCTACAATGCCCCGGTTGAAGATTTGCAACATATCTTTGACCTGATTAGAAAGGGGTGATCCAATGACGGTTTACCAATGGTTGTGCTTGCTTGGGGTTCCCGCTGTGATTGCCGGGATTTTCAAATACCTTCACACCCTGATCAAGCACAATTCAGAAGATTCCAAGGCCCTGAAAGCGGGAGTTCAGGCCCTTTTGAGAAGCCAAATGATCAGTGATTTCAATAAGTGGTCAGAGCGGGGATATGCCCCGATCTATGCAAGGGAAAATTTTGAAAACTGCTGGAAGCAATATCATTCTTTGGGGGTGAATGGGGTAATGGATGATCTTCATGAAAAATTCTTGGAACTTCCAACAGCCCCGGTAAATGAGGGCTAAAAAGCGGGAATTCTCCAAAGTATGGTTGTGGTGTGTGGGGGCCGTTACGCTGGTTGTAACGGCCTTTACTCTTGCCATTGTTTGGAGAACCGGGGACACTTCACCCCTTGCATATCTGATCCCGGCCATATTTGCTGAACTGGCCACGGCAACCGGCTTCTATTACTCCAAGGCAAAAGCTGAAAACCGAATCAAATTGCGGAAACAGTACGGGCCGGAAATCTATAACGATACAAAGGAGATGTAAAACCATGCTGAATGCCATTTTGAACAACCTGATCAATATTGGGTGGGCAATGCTGATCTTCTTGGCGGCTTACCTGTCCAATGTGTCCTTCTCCATGTTCTATAACATCAAAATTCAGCTTCAGCCCTTTGACCGGGATAAGCTGATCACCAGCGCCTTGAAGGTTGGTTCCGTTATTGTGGGGCTGACCTTGCTTTGTGTGAGCATTACCACCCTTCCCTTGTTTGCCGGTCAGGTTGGGTGGGCAATCCCGGAGGAATACACGGAAATCTTCACTGACATTGTGATCATCGGTGCTGTGCTGTTGGTTTCCTGCAAGTACATCAAGGAAGCCTATACCAAATTTAATGCAATTCTTCAGGCGAAAGGAGCAGATGAAAATGAGCAACAGTAATCTTGTTAGCTACACCAAAATTTCCCCCAACAAAACCAGCCCCCGCAACCACGCCATTGACCGGATCACCATTCATTGTGTGGTTGGTCAGTGTACGGTTGAAACCCTTGGGAACATCTTTGCCCCCACTTCCAAACAGGCTTCTTCCAACTATGGCATTGGCAAGGATGGCCGGGTTGGAATGTATGTGGAAGAAAAGGATCGTTCTTGGTGCAGTTCTTCCAGCGCCAACGATAACAGAGCCGTAACCATTGAGGTTGCGAGTGATACCACCCACCCTTACAAGGTTACGGATCAGGCATATTCCGGCCTTCTTGACCTTGTGACCGATATTTGCAAGCGCAACGGGAAAACTAAAATCCTGTGGTTCGGGGACAAGAACAAAACCCTTGCATATACCCCCAAGGCAAATGAAATGGTTATGACGGTTCACCGGTGGTTTGCTAATAAGGCTTGCCCCGGTGATTATCTTTATAACCTTCATGATGAAATTGCCGCAGAGGTCAACAGGCGGCTTTCTGGCGGCACTTCTACGGGCGGGGGTGTAACTACTACCCCCAGCACCGGAAACAGCGCCACGGGCGGCGCTGGTGGCGCTGTGACCCCTTATCTTGTGCGGGTGACTATTTCTGATCTGTATATCAGAAAAGGCCCCGGCACCAATTACGGGAAGAATGGCTTCATCAAGCCCGGTGTTTATACCATCGTGGCAGAAAGCACCGGCACCGGAGCCACCAAATGGGGCAAGCTGAAAAGCGGGGCCGGATGGATCAGCCTTGACTATGCAAAAAAGGCGTGATACCGTGTTATTAGTGTGTTACTATCGCCCCCGATTTACCCCACTTTCAACGGGCTGAAATGTTCAGTATTTGGGCGCTTCGGAGCGTTGCAGAGCATACTAATTCATGGTATAATAAACACATAAGAAGCGGGAACCCTTGTATTTTCAGGGGTTCCCGCCTTTTTTGTTACTATCGTGTTATTAGTTCAGTGTTCAGTGAAGCAAAAATTCATTGTAGTTCAACCCATGAAAACCAGCTTGTAACCGGCTTCTGAAAACCGCCCTACGGCAACTAAAATGGAAACCGGAATGCGATTATCCACAATGGGGGCGCTGGTAGAAAGTTCCCATTCACCATCTTCAAGGGTTTCCACCCTGACTTCCAAGGATTCCGGGATCACCCGAACACGGGCAACCTTCTTCAGTTGGGACAGCTTTTCCACCAGATAGGCTTCCACATATTCTGGGGGCTGTCTGATCCCGGCTTCCCAATTTTGAATTGACCGGGCCGGAACCCCGAATTCCTTTTCAACTTCCTTTTGTGTCAACCCGGCAAATTCACGGGCTTCTTTGATGTTCATATTTCAAACCCCTTTCAAAGTCTTTCGGTAAAGGGGGGGGAAGCCCCCCCCCCACTGATCTGATGTTTAGATTTCGTGAACCAGAACCCTAACATGAAGGCGTTGGATATTGTAACCACCGGCAAGAATGGATTCGACCCGAACACTTCCCAGCTTGCCATACACAACACCGTTCAAAGCCCCACCGCTATAATGGATTCCGTCCCAATCAGTGACTTCACCGGTGATAGCGTGGATTCTGCTATACAGGTTCATGATCAGAGATTCAGCGGATTTCATGTTTTCCTTGTGGATTTCGCTTGCCGTGGTATGAATCATCTGATATGCAGAATAGCTATATTCCTTGATGAATTTATCCCAGCCAAGTTCGTTGTAAGCGGTGGTCAGTCTTTCTTTTCTTTCAAGATCATATTCATCCCAACGGGCTACCAGTTCGGTTTGCATGGCCTTCATGGTTTCGGGGATTTCCTTGATCCAGAGGTTTTCTTTCTTCTTGGCTTCGGTCAGCCGATCCTTCCAAGTATTCAGGATACGAATTTTTTCTTCCAGAACCTTCTTGGAGTTTTCAACGGCTTCTTTGGAATCTTCCCAATCACAGATTTCCCAATACAGATCATTGTTTTCCCGGTGGGCCAAGGCGGGGTGTTTTCCGGTGAGGTCAACCCCCTTGGCAACCAGAGCTTCCCGGCGTTTCAGTTCCCGTGCGGTTTGCTTAACAAGGGTTGCTTCCCTTTTAGAAACGGCTTCTTCAGCCTTTTGGACTTTGATCAACAAATCCTGAACTTTCATAACAACCTTCCTTTCATGCACTCATTGGGTGTCCTTCTGTAAGTATAATACACCCAATGAGTGTGTATGTCAAGAGGTTTCAAAAAATATTTATCATTTCCACGGCGGCTTTCAGTTCGTCCAAAGTCTTATGATTATAGACACGGTTTCCCGTGTCTTTGGACACATGACCCATCAGAAGATCAATACACTTCCGGTTTGCCCCGGCGCTGTCCAGTTGACTTTCAAAGGTGTGGCGGCATTCATGCGGGGTGTGGTTCATCCCAAGGGCCTTCATAATATCCGCCCAAAAAATACGGTATTGGGTTTGAGAACAAGCCCTTCCGTTATAGCTGATCAGGCGGGGGCCACTTTCAGCAAGACGGGCTTCAACCAATGGCCTGATCTTGGAATGAATAGGAACCAGCCGATTTTTACCGGCCTTGGTTTTGGTTCCGCCCTTCATCGTCCCGGCCTGAAGGTCAATATCTTCAGGTTTCAAATTCAAAAGTTCACTGATCCGCCACCCGGAGTATATCAAGATCAGAACAGTATCAACCCACGGTTCATTCTGGTGTTTCCAAACCATGTTGACTTCTTCCCGGCTGAAGGGAAGGCGGCTGGTGGGTGGTATTGGATCAGAAGTGAGAAGATCAGAAAAGCACCGGTTGATTATGTCCATTTCCAAAGCGAACCGGTCAAGATGGCCCCAAAGGTTCTTGATTGCCGCTTGGGTACTATATCCCTTCCCACACCCGTCAATGGTTTCTTGCATTTGGTAGGATCGAATTTGTTTATAAGGCTTTTCCCACAACGCTGAACAATGCTTGAACGCTGAACACAAAGATGAACGGTTGGATTCCCCCAGCTTGGGGGCCTTCTTTTCCTTCCAGAGTTCAAACAGTTCTTTCACCGTGATTTTGGCCCGGTCAACATCCCACGGATCACGGTTGTATTCCGCCAACAACATATTTCCAGCTTCACGGGTTTCTGTGTAGCCTATAATCTCATAAATTGGGTGCCCCTTGTCATTCCACCCAATCACTTTCTTCACAATGAATGGGCGGCGGCGATTGCCTGACAGCTTCGCAACTGTCCCATACCCATTTGGATTTCGCATTATATCACCCAGCCTTTCAGGAAAAAGGGTATGCAAAACCAAACCCGGTGTGATATAATGTTCAATGGGGATTGAAACATTAACTTCAAACGGGTTTTGTTTCGCCTGACCGCTTCCGGTGTGCCACCACCGGGGGCGGTCTTTTTTTTTGCTTCTGTTCTGATCTGTTCCGTATGTATCTATTGGTTATCAATGGGTTTTCCCTTTATAGAACAGATGGAACAGATGATATATTACTTAAACTTAAAAAGAAAAAAAAGTATATATATATAAGAAATATTATAAGAGAACTGTCCAAAGATGTGTTCTATCTGTTCTATCATTAAAAGCAAGAACTGATCAAAGCCTTATATATTTTATCGTCAATTTCGATCAAGCTACGGCTTCCATCTTTGAATTGAACAGCAACTTGGTATATTCCTTTGTTTTTCGCAGATAGCCCACCAGCAAGCAACCCAACCGGGCCAAGCAAAGCCCCACCAACTAACCCTCTGGCTACGCCCGATGCGGCGCTTTTGCGGTGTTCGTCTGTGATCAGTTCATAGCCTTCAATGGTGGTTTTATTGATTGGGATTCCTTTTGTCAGACTGGTTGCAATCTGCACCATACCAAATGTGGAAAGCACTTGTTTTCCTGCATAGTCACCAGCAATGACCCTGTTTTTCGCAGATGCCATAAACAATCATTCCTTTCTAAATTTTACATAGATTACATTGCCTATGCGTTTTTCGATTCTTCTTTTATAGAATACTTATCCCCTTTCAATATTCTTTTCATTTCCCCACGAATTTCAGCCCGATCTTCAATGTCTAACTGAACATAAAGGTTGAAGGCTTCTAATGTGCTGGAACCATATTGTTTTTCAATCATTTCCATAGTTACAGCGGCTTCTGAAACTTCTTTTTGAAGTTTTTTAAGGTCAACAGTCTGATCAAGTTCTTCCCACCCCATGATATATGCCGGAGTAGTTTCCAAAGCGTCTGCTATGGCCTTGATTTTGGATTGTGTTAGGTTACGCTGATCTAATTCTATTTTATTTATTGATGAGCGTGATTTATAGCCAAGCCTTTTGGCAAGTTCATCTTGCGATAAATTGAGTTCTTCCCGGCGATTACGGATTCTACTGCCGATTGTCAGCAAGAAAATCAACTCCTTTCTTGTTACTACCAATTATATAGAGTTGTAGGCTTAATGTCAACAAAATTTTATTTTTTTCAAAAATGATGTTGACAAATAGGGGACATGGTGATAGTATATGAGTGTAGGCAAGATGTCTACAACGATATGCAGAGGAAAGAAGGTGAACGGCTAATGACGAATACAGAGCTGTTGCGTGAGAAGATCGAGCAGTCCGGGTACAAACTTCAATTCATTGCCAAGAAGGTCGGAATCACTTATCAGGGCCTTTTGAACAAGATCAATAATAAGAGTGAGTTCCGGGCGAATGAGATTCAAGCCCTGTATGATCTTCTTGGCTTATCTGAAGCAGAACGGGTGGCAATTTTTTTTGCCGAGCGTGTAGACTAATTGCCTACAAAATGAAAAGGAGCATGAACCATGAATGAAGTAAGCCTGAAGCCGGTTATTGAAGAACTTGAAAATTTATTTTCAAAGTTCAACACCCGCTTCTTTGATGGTGGGTTGGAAAAGCCCGTGATCACTGTTTCCCCGGATCATACCCGTGGGGCCTATGGATGGTGTACCGGCTGGAAGGCTTGGAAGGCCGGGGAGGATGAAGGCCACTATGAAATCAATCTGTGCGCTGAATATCTGAACCGCCCCTTTGAAGAAACCTGTGGAACCCTGATTCATGAAATGGTTCATCTTCAGAACCTTCAGGACGGTGTTCAGGACACTTCCCGTTCTGGAACCTATCACAACAAGAAGTTCAAGGAAACCGCTGAAGCCCACGGCCTGACGGTGGAGAAGGGCGAAAAGTACGGATGGCATAAAACCACGCTTTCCCCGGAAGCCCTTGAATTTGTTCAGAGCCTTGGAAAACAGGGTTTCACTCTTGTAAGACCCCGGCCCCTTGGATTGAAGGGTTCCAGTAAGGGCGGTTCGAGTTCCCGGAAGTATGTTTGCCCCTGTTGCGGGGCCATTATCAGAGCCACAAAAGAAGTTCGTGTGATCTGTGCTGACTGTGACTGTGAGTTTCAGGAGGAATGCTAAATGATTTTCAATTTGTTTGTGGGGTTGAAATCCCGGAGCGGGATCAATACCCATGCCGATGCCATGAAGCGGAAGATCATGCTGGAACAGCAGTTCCCCGGTTCCCGCTATACGGTTGGTAAGGATGATCAGGGGCATTACCTGAAGCGTTTGAAGTAAGGAGGTTTGAAGTTCAATGAATGTGAAGCTGACCAAGCGGAAGGCTTGGGAACTGATCAGCCGGATTCACCCCCGGTTGAACATCAAGCAGGAAGCCACCCCG